CCCCCTATCTGAAGTTTAGCAATTTCGCCCGAAGCCCACGCTTCTTCTGGAACCCCAATATAACAGTAGAACGCTCCAGCGGCATTCGCAGCCGTAAGCGGCCCGAACTCATTGGCAATAATTAAATATGGGGTCAGTGCGGTTAGGGTCCCATGTGCTTGTGCATACATCCACACCTTTCCGTCTGCATCATATTGCTTCTCAAAGGAAGCATATGTATCCGCATCTTTAGAAAATATCATAGTCTACCTCCCTTACGCTGTAGTGAGGATTCTTTCTGGAATCAACATTGCGTCCTGAGTAGCTTGAGCAGATCCAGTAGTTGTTGCACATACTGCAAATTCTGACACTATGCCAGTATAATCTGCAGCACCGTCAGCAACGACTCCCCCTATAAGGGTAAGAGAGTTCCCAATCGCAACAGCAATAGAAGATGTAATCATATCTTCATAAAGCCCGCCAACCTGGAGTTTTGCAATATCCCCATCGTCCCAAGCCTTTGCCGCAACCCCAACATAACAATACTGAGCCCCTGAAGCTATATCCATAGTGATTGGCCCATATTCATTGCCAATAATCAGGTACGGAGTATCTGCCACCAGAGCCCCGTCAGCTTGGGCGTATATCCAAACTTTCCCGTCAGCATCGTGTACTAACTCGAAGCTGGCGTATTGGTCGTCATTTTTACTAAAAATCACAATAACACCCCCTTAAAGTGTGTAATCGAGCGCGGTAAACTTGAAGCTTGTCCTTCGTCTGTCACATTTAAGGTTACATACGCTGGTCATAAATTTACCCATAGCTTTAGGAAATCCCTGAGCCTTTAGGTCAAACCAATCCGTTACTTCTTTATCTTCGCCGGTCTTTACTGCGAGAGCAAAAGCATCCATATCAAGCCCGAACCAATCTCCGGCAGAAACAAAAGAATTACCAATAACGGGTTTTCTGTAAAAAAGAACGTTATCGAATCCCAGGTTTGCTACTTTCTGGTCAAACTCATATCTCTGCTGTGGCTGGAGAAGTGATTCATACTTACTCTGAAGGTCATACGTGGTGTAGTGGTGAGTAGGTAAATGCTTCCCGAATTTTGACTGGTTTCTCATATAAGTGAGAGAGCCGGTTCCAAAGAGTGTCAGGATGGTAGTAGATGAATCTTCAGTAGAAGCCCATGAAGCTGCATCAGATACAGTAATTCCGGCATAAGCTAATCCGGAGTCAACTACGGTTGCTATAGGAGAAATATGGGTGCTGTCAGTACCCCAAAGAACGGTAGAGAGGTTTTCGGAAAAGTCCTCTTTAAGCTCTTTGTGTTTGTCTGCCAGAAGATTAACAATCGCTTGCGGCCCGTCATTTTTAACACGTTCGTCCCAGTGAATAGCGGTACTGCCAACGGCATAACCCCATTCGACCTCTGCGCCGGTCCTGGTTTCTTTACCAACAATAGGAATCTGCTCCCTTGCCCCTACAAAATGTGACTGCAAGAGCTGAACGACTCTGACGGTCCAGTCTACAGCCGTACCACCTGAAATTGTAATCTTATTTTTGCCTTTCAGAGTGGCAAGGAACGGATCATCATCATATACTTCTTGAAAAAGAGCGTCTTTCTGATACCATTTCTGGGATACAGCATTCGCTTCTGAGATTGTAAAAGCCATTTTAAGCCTCCAAAGTTTTTAAACTAAAGGCTGTCTTGCTGGAATAGAAGCTAGCCCTGCAAGTCTGCCTTCTTCTATGGACATTACTGGTTTCTGAGGTTTTACGCCTCCTCCCCCACTCCTTGTTCTGGCCGGCCCTTGCGGATCTGCCGGAGCTGGCGATGCCCCTTTACCCTTCCTTGCATAATACAACAATTCTAAGACTGATTGCTCCACCGTTTCTGGGGAAGTATTCATCAGTTTGTCATAATCAGCCATAAGAGGGTCATGGTCGTAATCGTCAAATTGAGTTTTAAGGTAGCGTCCCGTTGCATTAAATCTTTCGGCCTGTTTTGATTTTCTGTCGGCAGAAGCCTTTATCCGATCATCTTCCTTCCCTTTTTCTATGAGGGCTTTAACCTCTGGGGGAAGTTCCGGGGCTTGTGCGGCTGCTTTGCCAGTAACTTCCTGTAGAAGTTTTTGGAACTGGTCTTCTGGTAAAGCCTCAATAAGTTCTTGACGTTCAGCTAACTGATTTTGGAGCCTCGTCATTGCGGTTTCCCGTTCTGAGAATGAAGCTTCTTTTGCCTCAAATTGTTCTCGCTGTCTGGCGAGAGATTGAGTCTTTTTAGTATAATCAGACTGCCGTAAATAGTTTTCAAGGAACTTATCATCAAGCTCTTTGCTGTCTTTGAAATTCAAAACTTCATCATCCCCACTTTCGTTAGGAATGGTAAGTGAGTGGTAATAGTCTGTGGGCTCTGGGTCTATAGAAATAGATTTTCCAAGATTGTCCGGTTCCACAGGGGTCACACTCGGGTCTGGGCCTTGTCCGATATCTCCACCTGATAAGTTGTCTGCATCCAGGCTTATCATGTGGAGGCGGGGCTCGGAACCATTAAGATTTAGCAATTATCTGCCTCCCTTCATTGCACCCATTAAGGATGCCATTCTATCACCAGAAGGTGCAGGGGCCGGAGATACTGGAGGAGTTCCCATTGAAGGGGCTCCTGCCGGTGGCCGGGGTGATCCCTGCATCGGTGCTGGCTGTTGAGCAGACATAGCCGAAGCTTTGCCCGCCATATTCCTCTTTGAAACCATATTTTTTAACGCCCCTACAAAGCTTGTTAAAGGAGCAGTTATTGGGATCTTCAGAGTCCCGGTAACAAATTGCTCAATGGTTGTTTCTTTGCCAAGTTTTCCAGTCTGGCCCATCATTGCGGCATCAGAAGGATTTAAAGGCGACATATTCCTTGAAATAGCGTTTGGTCTTGGTGTGGAAGGTTTTCCACCACCCATCATCATAGGGTCAGACATTTTTAGCCTCCTGGCCGGGGATTACCTTTTTATTTTGCGCTTGGGTGGTCAATTTGTCAAGCTTAGACATCCTTTTAATGATTTCATCCTTGTTTTTTATCTCTAATTCGGTTAAAACAGCCTCTCTATCCACAGCTTTCATAGCATATAAGCGTAAAAAGAGTTGCGCTCTGCTCTGCCGGTCGAGGGGAAGTGTCGAATCAGACTCAACTTCTACCTCAAACGGGAACATTGCAGGGTCGTCATTTCCTAGACCTTCGCCTTTTGCCCATGTTGCAAAGTTCATGTAATCATCATATTCCTGGCTCTGAGCTTTGGAAAGCTGTGGTTTTAATGCCTCTTCAGTTTCAGTAAGGATTTTTTTTAAAAGGTCGTCGTCTACAAGCATTTTGTTAATAGAGCCTACAGAAGATTTAAAGTTATAATATTCTCTGCCGGTATCAGTCTTATTCTCGATCCAGTGGTCGTCCCCAATCCAATACTGCTGCATAAGACAGACATAAAGGTAGGTTACTCGTTTTATAAACTTTTCAAGGTTTCGTATTTTCGGCCGAATCCTAACACTTGAAGCTTCTGAAAGAATTGAAACTTCTACCGCAGACTGCCTTTCTGTTTTTGTGGTTTCACCACGAAGCATATCAGTGTATCCAAGAATATACTCGATAATCCCTTTGAAACTTGAGACAATAGTCCATGAAGTTTGGTCTGTTTCTTTAGGAAGAAGGTCTACAACAGGAGGCCGCCCTGATTGGGTTCTCCCTGAACTATAAGCATACCCCTGCCCAGTTTTACCGGCCTTCATATCTTCTTTGATTTGCTCTACATCATCAACTTGGTCGGTGTCTATAAGCCAAGAGGGGTTGCTCTGCCGTCTGGCCCGAAGCATCATTGCCTGAAGCTGAAGGTTTATTTCTTTTGTAATTCCGTGAATCTGGTCCCCCTCGCTTATAGAGTCAAACATTCCCGGATTATAATAATCGGTAAGCGCAACAAAAGGAGGCTTTTTGTGAAGATATTCGTTCTCAACATAGCCGAGATATTTATCTGCAGTAAAGTAAACTGTTATCCCGTTCGGGAAAGCTTTTATATCTTTACCATCTTCACCTTTGACTAAAAGTTCGTCAGTACGCATCCAGACCTGATACCACTGAACCCTGCCAGCAGCAGAGTTTACAAAACTATCGGTAGCATCTGAATATTTAAGTTGTTCATCAATGGCTTTATTCTCTTCGTCAACGCAGTAGAAAACGTCTGACTTTAAATCAACCTTCGGGAAAAGCTCTTTTATTTTCGATACCGGAACGGTTTCTCTAAACCCACAAAAAGGGGCATCCCACAAGTCTTCATACCCGGGAGCTATAAAAAAGTCTCTCGGGTCTATGATGTCATAATAAAGGCCGTAAACACCTTCACCTTTGGAATATCCTATCTTGGCAATCCCTAATGAAGTTATCTCTGACCAAGTAACCGTTTTATAAATCATATCTTGAAGTTCTAATTTCTCCCAGATGTAATCGATATTCCTGTTATAAGCATCTGCCACTGTATTGCTTAGATACGGAAACAGAGGAATTATTTTTGCTTTAGGTTTAGAATCTGTCAGGAGGGCCGAAATTGTTGAGACTATCGCAAACAGGAAGTTAAAAGATATCCGACTGTCGTTTGAGTTTAATTTTGTTTCATCCCAGACCTTGTTCCGATATTCTTTAAGGCGATCAGTCATTTCTTTTCGCCGGGACCCTGTACTGTCCATTATCCGGTCAACAAGCTTTTTTAGTTCAGGGTGGCTTTCTTCAACAAGCTTCTCTGGAATTGTATCGTACCCTTCCAGTTTTTGTTTCTTTTTTCTCTTTTTCCCGATACCTAACATTTTATCTGCCTTATCCCTTCTTTCGCAATTATATTCTGCCTTTCAGCTTCAGAGTTTATATTGCAGCCTAACCCGACATCAAACCCTGCCCGGAACCCAAAAGTAAAGCCAGCTAAAGAGTAGATCCTCTGGGCTGGCTTTTTGCATATATGGCATTTTGTTTTGTGATCGCCGTCTCGTTCTAAAAGCTCCGAGAACTCTTTCCCGAAATTCTCACAGCCTTTGTTAACGCATTTAAACCCGTACTGAACCAAGACCACGATTTACTCCTGCTTCTCTAACAAGCGGATTGGCATTATTTACTTGACTTCTTATTGGGTTTTCCAGAAGGTTCCCGGCTCTGTTCCGGTTCTGGTTCCGGTTCTGTTGGTTCAGGGCTGCCAACAGCCTCCCCATCCTCTCCGTCTGTTCCGGCCGCATCTTCGTCATATCCATCACCATTCCCATCATCGTCTCCTATGAATCCTTCGTCAAAAGGTTCGTGGTCTTCTTCGTCGTAAGGCTCCCCGGTTTCAGGGTTGATCCCTCCAAGATTTGTTCCTTCTGAAATTTCTTCAGGCATATTGTCAGGGATGTGTATTTCAGAATCTTTTGAATGGTCATGTTTCATAACAGAAGGTTGAGCTCCAACTTCAGGGTTAGAGTATGCTACTTCAGGCGGGGCAAGGATACCTACAGTTCTTTTGATAATTTCAAGCTGCTCTTTTGTAACAAGTTCAGCATTTTCGTATTCTGTACGGCCATGCTTATTTTTCTTTGCAAGAACTTTCATTCCGTGGAAGCCGCCTTTAAGCCCCTTGCTCTTGCCTTTTTCGTCGTTATACATTCTACCGGCTGCCCGATCTTGCATCTGTTCATCAGTGAATACTTCAAAAAGCTGAGTGTTCTCTAATGATCTGTAAACCCCTCTTCCAACATGAATTCTTTCCACAATGTGTCTCCCTACTAGTTCTTTTAATATATACTACCACCTGTTTCTTGATCTTACAAGTTATAAATTTAGAGAAAGAATTAAGAATAGACTAGAATAGGTGGCTGCACTTTTTATATCTTTTACGATATTATACGACTTTCTACGACATTCTACGACATTATCTCAGATTAACATCTTATCTCCCCATCCTCCTTCTTTCGGTTTAATGAAATCCTTGTAGATAGAGGCATAAGTAAATCCTTCATCTATTTCTTCGTGCTTCACATTTGACCAATGAGCCTGAGAGAAATTAGGAACACACTGAATAATCATGTTCTCCGAATCAATAATATCATCATCATTTTTATCTGAGAACGGGTTATACATATCGAGCTGGAAAATTACTGTCTGGAATTCCGGCAGTAATACAAGATCTTCACCTTGTCTGGCCGCAGGGTATAGTATCCTTCGGTCATTTAAGAACGGTGCAAGTATCCGGGAAAACTTAACAGCTTTATTTATATGACCAGTACTAATCGGTAAAATCGAGTATTTAAGACTCTTATGGTGGCCTTTCTCCCATTCAACAACTTTTAACCGGATAACAGTTTTTAAGTGTTCCTGGAGCCCTGTCTCTATCCCGAACGTTTTTGGGTTATACATTACTTGTATTTTTATGAACTCTTCTGCAAGCTGCTCAGATTTCAGTTTGACTCCATACGACCTCACCATGAATAAACATCTGGGGTCCCGGATATCAATAAATCCTACAGAGATCCCCGACTGGTCAGAATGCCTGTTCGCGGTGGCTGCAGGGTCGAGAGCTGCGAAGTATCTCCGGAACTGCGGAGGGGCTTGTTTATTAACAACCTCAACATCATACATAGGGTACGGCCCGACAAATATTTTATCGCTCGCGGAAACCGGGTCGTTATCCATCTGGGTAGCAAAGTTCGCATCACCCATTTTTTTCTTAAGGACATCTAAGTCTTTATTTTTATAAAGGGAATATACTGGTTTCCCGTCTGCCCCACGGCATTTAACAATAATGGTGTTCTCTTCTTTGAACATCTTCTGCCGGATAATATGACCGTAAATATCATGGAGGTGATATCTCGTCCCGACAACTTTCTCAATGGCTCCAGTATCTTTAACTACCTGCAAGAACTCCCAGGCACTTTGAACTTTCTCAATCTGTGTAGCCGACCGAACTGTTTTATCGTCAATGATATCATCATAAACATGGGCATCGTAGTGACCACCAGCTACAGTATTATCAATTCCAAATACATCTATCTGGCTTTCTTGTTTGGTGAACTCTTCCGGCCGCTTCATTATCAACTGCGTTTTATTATCTACTTGCCAGAGTTTTCTCTCAGGAATAATATCAGGATACAACTCTCTCAACAGAGGGTTCATCAACATGCTTTTAATACTCGATAGCTGCTTCTTGGATAACCCCGTAGTCTTACTGAACAACCCAATACAAAACAGAGGATTATTAAGGAGTTTCCAGATTATCCATACTTTAACGAAAGTACTCTTCAGATGGTTTCGAGGGTACAACTGCAAGGTATCTTCCTCTCGCATCATCTCTTCGCATAACCGTCGATGTAACTTAGGGTCGAGTCTCTTTCTCCAGTACCGCTTATTGAACATATGCTTCGGAGGTTTTAAATACCATTCCCCAACTCCAAGAATTTTATCAGCCAGAAAATACATATCAACTGCTATCTTACGTCTCAACAATTCTCTCTTGGATTCCACGACTGCCGACAACCGCGCTTTCTCTCTCTCAGCTCCCGCCGGCACATCTATCTCTCTCAGCTTCGTCTTAAGTATCTCAACAAACTCTCTCGACTGCACGTCTATCTCAGGCATACCTTCTCTCATAAGAGCCCTTTCATTTCTGATATCGGAACCCGGTCTTTTATGGCTACCCCATCATTCCCCATCAACGCTTTCCCACACCAAGGGCAGCACAGGAAGGGTTTCCCATCATACCCTAACCCATACATAGTTGAATAATATACACAAGCATCCACGAGCCCTATGTTGTCTCGCCACTCCTTCCAAACACAATTCCTATCACGAATCCTTCTCACTCCCATGCCTTATCTCCTCTCATAGCCCCTATACGGCTTCAATACGCCACTTTCCGGCACATACTTACCAATTACCCGTCTCCCCTCCTCGCGCGTCTCTCAGAAAGCTTTTCGGTATGGAAAATTTGGAGAGCGATAGACCGAGGTCATGTATGTCACCCCTTACGCGTCCGGATCCCCCCTCCCCCCTTCAACCTCCTGCAAGATCTCTGTCTCCGCTATCATCAATAGAGTGTTATCGTCTTCATGTGGTGTAACATCTTTCAATGTACTTAACACTTGTTTTGCTTGCTCTGATAGCTCTGATAGCTGAGTCAATCCGGCTTTCTTATGTT